CTGGCAATGTCCCCGCCCCGCTACACGCCATCGGGCATCGCTGACCACATCGTGCCTAAGGCGGAAGGCGGCACAGATGAGCGCAACAACTATCAGGCGCTGGGCTATCCGCTGTCTCGCTACCCGAACGGATGCGATTGTCATGATCGCAAGACGGTCGAGGAAGCGGCTCGGGCGCGCAGTGCCCGGCCGCCACGCCATCGTCGGATGATTGCGCCAGACGGCTGGCCTCTGGATTAAATGAATTCGGCCCGACCAAGTGGTGACACACTTGACCGGGCCTCACCCCAGTCGATCACGGGAGGATCGCTATGGCTTCACCCGCTATAGCCGATAGCACCTGCGTATGCGAGTGCTGTGGCTCAACCTTTGCTCCCCGCCGGAAAGGTAATAAGGATAGCAATCGCTGCTGTTCTAGGGCCTGTGGCTTCGAGGTCCTTCGCAGGGATAGGCAGGCTGCCATTGAGCAGCGTACCGCACTCATCCAGGCGCAGCGCCACGCGGCACGGCAGCATGTGTGTTTGAACTGCAGTGTCGCATTCGAGGCTCAGCCTTCGGCGAAATATTGCAGCCCTCATTGCTCAGGCCAGCACCACGATAAAATGCGGAAAGGGCCAAAGCCTGAGCGTTCATGCCGCGAGTGTGAGCGCCTGTTCACTGCCGAATATGGTGACAAGCGGCGGGCCTTCTGTTCGGATACGTGCAAGGCCAGGCATCACAAGCGGGCAGCAAAGGGCAAGGAGCGAGCCCGCGATTATGGAGACGCAGCACCCGCGAGCATCAATCCGATCCGGGTCATGGAGCGCGATGGATGGCGGTGTCACATCTGCGGCGGCGATGCCCCGCGTGAACTGCGCGGGACATTCGCTGCGGAGGCCCCAGAGATCGACCACGTCATTCCCCTCTCACGCGGCGGTCGCCACATCGAAAGCAACGTTGCCTGTGCGCACCGGCGCTGCAACATTGAAAAGGGTGATGGATTGACCCGCGACGACGCCCACCCGGCCCGCCGATGGGTTCATAGGTAGGGGGCGGTGGCAAAGTTGGAGCGGCTTCGCCCAGGGACCGAGCGTGGGGCCTTTTTTCTGCGCGTGCAGATTAAACTTCCGGTGCCAATTAAATTTTGCGTGCCGATCAATTTTCAGGAGGCCCGGCGATGAAGCGCGGACCGAAGGCGGAGACGCCTAGCACGAAACTGGCGCGCGGCACTTTTCAGCCAGTGCGCGACGGCGTCAAGACAGAGATCATCGTTCCCGGCGATCCGCCGATCCAGCCGGACTATCTGACGCCCGGCGCCATCGAAGTCTGGCAAGAGGTGATTGGCCGAGTCATGGCGGCCGGCGTGACGGAAGTCGATAGCGCGCTGCTGGCTCGCTACTGCTCGCTGGAGGCGGAGGTCCGCGTCGCGTTCAGCGAGGGCGGCGAACTGCCAGCCGCCGCTTATCTGACAGTTCTGCGCCAGCACGAGGAATTGCTACGCATTGCCGGGCCGAAGAGCCGTGTCGGCGTCGGAGGTGGGAATGGCGCGAAGCCAGCAAATCGCTTCGCCCGTAACGGCGCCGGAAACCGGTCGTGACTTTGCCGCTATCGCGCTTGCCTATGCCAAGCGCGCGGCGGCAGACAAGCAACAGGTCCATCACTGCAAATGGGTCCGCCTGGCGGGCCAGCGTCATCTGGACGATCTGAAGCGATCGAAGCAGAAGGACTGGCCCTACAAGTTCGACCCTTGGTATGCGAACGACGTCTGCGATTTCATCGAAGGCCTGCCCCATGTCGAAGGGCGCTGGGAAACGCCGACGCTGACGCTTGAGCCGGCCCAGATTTTTATTCTCGCCATGGTGTTCGGCTGGCGGGAAAAGGCGACCGGCCTGCGCCGCTTCACCGACACCTATATCGAGATGGCGAGAAAGGGCGCCAAGTCCACGCTGACGGCTGGTGTCGTCCTCTACTGCACATGCTGCGAGGACGAGCCGGGGCCGCTTGTTCTGATCGGGGCGACCACCGGCGCCCAGGCGCAGAAGGTTTTCAACCCCGCCAAGCTGATGGTGCAGAAGACGCCGGACCTGCAGGAGGCTTTCGCCCTGAAGGCGTGGGCGCGGGCGATCACCTGCGACATGAACGGCGGGACGATCCAGACCATCAATTCCAAGTCCGCAACGCAGGACGGGCATAATCCCCACCTTGCGGTTCTGGACGAGTTGCACGCCCATAAGGATCGCGGTCTCTACGACGTCGTTCATTCCGCTGACGGCGCGCGGCGAAACCCGCTCTACTGGAAGATCACGACGGCCGGCTATATTCTGGACGGCGTCTGTTTCGAGCAACGGACCTTCACGACGAAGATGCTGGAGCGGTCGCTGATCGCGGATCACGTCTTCGGCATCATCTTCACCCTGGACGGCCCCAAGGACTTCACCCCGGAGCGGAAGGTCGGGGACGATCCTTACGACGAAAAGAACTGGCCCAAAGCCAACCCGCTGATGCCGATCACGCCCAGCCTCGCATCGATGCGACGGCTGGCTGTGAAGGCGAAGGGCGCGCCGGGCGAGGAAGGCGAATTCTTCACCAAGCGCCTGAATCGGTGGATGTCCGCCGCAACGGCCTGGCTGAGCGTGCCGCAGTGGATCGCATGTGGCGATAGCAGTCTCCGGCTCCGCGACTTTGCCGGGCTGGATTGCGACATCGGCGCCGACCTTGCGCACAAAAGCGATCTCACTGCGGTGGCGCTTTCCGCTGTCACCGCCGACGATCAGTTGCTGCTCAAGACATGGTTCTTCTTGCCTGAGGCGGTGCTGAACCGGGAAGGGCAGAGCGACCGCAACAATGTGACGCTCTATCGCCAGTGGCACAAAGAGGGAAAGCTGATCCTCACGCCGGGCGACTGGGTCGATCAGAAGCGGGTCGAGCGGCTGATCCGCCGGCTGAAATCGGTTCTGCGCGTCAACAAGACTGTGTTCGACCATTTTGCCGCCGCCGAAGAGATGGCCGTGAGGCTCAATGATGATCTGGATGATGGCAACGGCTTCGCCTCCATCCTGCCCAAGAACGCCAAGAACGTCACCGACCCGGCCCGCAATCTGGAAAACCGTGTGATCGGTGGCCCGCATTTGCTCCGCCACGACAACAATCCGGTGATGACATGGTGCGTCGGCAACGCGGTCGTTGACCGCCGTATCGATGGCTCGATCTTGCCGAAGAAGGAGACGCCAATGTCGATGAACAAGATCGATGGCGTCGATGCCACGGTGCATTCGCTCGCGCCCAAGATGCTTCCCGAAGAGCAGGAAAGCCTGGACGACACGATCGCCCGCCTGAAAGCCCAGCTCGCAGGCGCCGCCTGATGGGTATCGGCACTTGGGTCGGGTCCACGCTTCGCCTGTTCGGCGCCGGGCAGAATGGCAAGCTGAGCGGCGCGCCGGAGGATGAGCCTTCGCGCAAAGCCATTGCCTTCGGCTCGCGCATCGATAGCGCTGGCCAGTCGGTCACCGCCAAGACGACGTTGGGCCTTCCTGCCGCGTGGGCCTGTGTTCGGCTCAAGTCGGACGTCGTCGGCTCGATGGGAATGGGGGTATTCGAGAAGGCAGCGGATGGTGGGCGGAAAGCCCGCCAGGATCACTGGCTTTACGACCTCGTCCATGAGGAGCCGAATCGCGACCAGACGCCCGCGGAATTCTGGGCCGGCCAGGTTGCCGCTATGGACCTTTGGGGCAATGCCTATGCCGAAAAGGAAACGCTGGGCGGCCGGGTGACGGCGCTGACCCCGATCGCGCCAGACCTCGTGACCGTCAAGCGCAACCGCTACAATGAGCGGGTCTATATCTATCAGGATCGCGGGAAGGCCGAGGAACTGCCGGCGGACAAAATCTTCCACCTGCGCGGCCTGACCTTGGGCGGCGATGTCGGACTGTCCGCGATCGAGTTCGGGCGGCGGACCCTGGGCAGTGCCATGGCTGCCAACAAGACTGCCGCCGACACCTTCCGCAGCGGCCTCCAGATCGCTGGCTTCATGGAAACGGCTTCCGTCAGCATGAAGCCCGACCAGCGCGCCGATCTGATGGCGATCTTTGACGCGTGGAGCACCGAAGCGATGCGCGGTCGCGTCGTGCCGCTGGAGAAGGATTTTAAATTCCACGGTCTCAAGATGAACCCGGCCGAGGTGCAGTTGCTGGAATCTCGCGGCTGGGATGTCGAGGAAATCTGTCGCTGGTTCGGCATGTTGCCGATGCTTATCGGGCACGCGGCGAAGGGGCAGACGATGTGGGGCAGCGGCATCGAGCAACTGTTGCTCGGCTGGCAGACCCTACTGCTCAACCCCCTGCTGACCAACATCCAGCAGGCGGTCAAAAAGCAACTTCTACCGCCGGCTGAACGCAAGAAGGTCTATCCCGAGATTAACCGTGAAGCGCTGATGGCCGCCGATAGTGCGGCGCGCGCCGCCTTGTATTCGGCCTTCGGTCAGAACGGCGTGATGACCCGCGGGGAAATGCGCAACCGCGAGAACCTGCCGTCGCTGCCGGGAGACGATTTCCTGACGGTTCAATCCAACCTCGTCCCGCTCGACATGCTTGGCCAGGTCAACGCGCCGGAACAGGGCGCCCGATCTGCGCTGATGAACCTGCTTTTCGGCGGCGACTTCGACGCCGCCATCGATAGCCGCCTTGACGCGAAACTGAACGCCCGGCCGCAGAGAAAGGAATGACGATGCGCCTGCATCCTGAATATGGCCGCAAGCATAGCGGTGCCCTGAAGGTCCGCGACTTCGATTTCGAGATCAAGGCGGTCTCGGAAGACGGCAAGTTCAACGGCTATGGTTCCGTCTGGGACGTGGTCGACAGCTATCAGGAGGTCGTCGCCAAGGGCGCATTCACCGAGAGCCTGGCAGAACTGGCGGCGAAGGGCCGCCCGGTTCCGGTGCTGTGGCAGCATCGCAGCAGCGAGCCGATCGGCGCATGGTCGAACCTGAAGGAAGACGATCACGGTCTTTTCGGCGAAGGCCAGATCCTGCTGGATGCGGGCGATACGGAAAAGAGGGCCTACGCCCATATGAAGGCGCGCACCGTCACGGGCCTGTCGATCGGCTACTGGGTGCGGGAATCGTCCTATGACGAAAAGACCGGCATCCGCACGCTGACCAAGCTCGACCTTGTCGAAATCAGCCTCGTGACCTTCCCCGCAAATGATGATGCGCGGATCGAAGCCGTCAAATTCAAGCTCGCCCACGGCGAACTGCCCACCGATCGCGAATTTGAGAAGTTCCTGCGGGAGGCAGGTTTCTCGAAAAGCCGGGCCGCTGGCCTCGTCAGCCATGGCCTTACCGACCTGCGCCGGAGGGAGTCCGAGCGCGAAATGACGATCACCCCGGCCCTCAAGGGCCTCTCGGACACCCTGGCCGGCTTCTCGCTGAAGTCCGCCTGAAAGGATATTCCCATGAACATGCTGACTTCCGCCACGGCGCTGGCCGCTGGCGCCCGTTCGCTTGAGTTTGGCCGCAAGGCCGCAGGCGACGATGACAAGACGCTGGAGGGCCTCCAGAAGCAGCTGGGCGAAACGCTCGGCGAGGTGAAGGAGTTCGCCAAGGAATTCAAGGCGAAGAGCGAGGCTGGTGAAAAGGTCTCGACCGAAACCAAGGAAAAGGCCGACAAGGCCCTTTCGGAACTGGAAGGCCTGCGCGGCGAGATCACCGAACTGTCGCAGAAGCTGGCCCAGTCGCGCCGTGGTGGCGATGATGACCAGCCCGCGCTGAAGAGCTTGGGCGTCGAAGTCGCCAATCATGACGAAGTGCGCGCCTATGTCGATGGCGGGTGCAAGGGCACGATCGGCTTCAGCGTCAAGGCGGTCACCACGGCGACCGGCTCCGCCGGTGGCCTGATCCGCCCCGATCGCCAGACCGACATCGTGGGCATCCCCCGCATGGGCCTTCGCGTTCGCGATCTGCTGACGCCCGGCCGCACCGACGGCAACTCGATCGAGTTCGCCAAGCAGGTGACCCGCACCAACAACGCCGCGCCGGTTGCGGAAGGTGCGCAGAAGCCCGAATCCGTCTACGAATGGGACGTGGACGATGCGCCGGTGCGCACGATCGCCCACTGGGTTCCGGTGTCGCGCCAGGCCATGGACGATATTCCGCAGCTCGAAAGCCTGATCGACGGCGAACTGCGCTGGGGCCTGGACGACGTCGAGGATGCTGAGCTTCTGCTTGGCGATGGCACCGGCCAGCATCTCAATGGCCTGTACACCCAGGCGACCGCATATGCGCAGCCGTCGGGCGTCTCGATCTCGGGCGAAACCAAGATCGACCGCCTGCGCCTCGCCATCCTGCAGGTCGAACTGGCCGACTTCGCCCCCGACGGTATCGTCATCCATCCCACCCAGTGGGCGAACATCGAACTGACCAAGGACGCCGCCGGCGGCTACATCTTCGCCAATCCGCAGGGCGTGGCCGGTCCGGTCCTGTGGGGTCGCCCGGTCGTGTCGACCAAGCGCATCGGTGCGAACAACTTCCTGACCGGCAATTTCAAGCTGGCCGGCCAGATCTTCGACCGCATGGATACCGAGGTCCGCATCTCGGATCAGGACCGCGACAACTTCATCAAGAACATGCTGACGGTTCGCGCGGAGAAGCGCCTGGCGCTCGTCGTGCGCCGCCCGGCGGCTCTGGTGAAGGGTTCGCTGGTCATCGCCTGACCTGACGGAGGTGGGGCTATCGGAATTCCGATAGCCCCCTTTCCGATCATCGGCGCACCCCCGCGCTGATGATCCGAAAGGAGAAAGTCATGAGCAAGAACGCTATGGTTCTGGATGATCACTACGGCGACAACGGTTCAGTCACCGCCGGCATGATCCTGAAGGACATTTCCGCCACCCGCTTCAACGAGTTGGAAAAGAAAGGCCTCGTCCGCGAAGCCACTCCGGCTGAGGTGAAGGCCGGCGATCAGCATTCGATCGATGCCGACCCATCGAAGAAGGAGGGTGGCGAAAAGCAGGCGCCAGAAGGTGGCAACAAGAAGGCCGTCGACCCGAAGAACAAGGACGCCTGATCATGGGCCGCTCCGCTCGACGCTCGCGCGGCTTCATGTGCGCGCCGGCCTTCACCACGAAGCCGTCGATCACCGGCACGGCACAGGTCGGCCAGACGCTGACCGGGGCGAGCGGCACGATCCGCAACGGCACGGTCAGCGCCCGCCGCTGGCTGCGCAATGGCGCAGCAATCTCCGGCGCGACCGCAGCCACCTATGTCGTTCAGGCGGGCGACGTCGGCGCCAAGATCACCTATGAGGTGACGGCCGCCAATGCCCTGAACGCCGCCAACACCATCAAGTCGGTGTCGGCCGAAACGGCGACGGTCATCGCCTGATGCGCGTCATCGTCATCACTCCTCCCGCGCCCGTCGTGACGTGGGAGGAGGCTGACCAGCATTTGCGCCTCGATGGCGATGAAGAGCAGCGCGAGATGGTCGAGCGGCTGGTGAAGGCCGCGACCCAGCATATCGACGGCCCTGACGGCTGGCTCGGCCGTGCGCTTGGCCTTCAGACACTGGAAACCCGCATGTGCGGCTTCTGCGATCTGATCCGGCTGCCCTATCAGCCGATCGTGGACATCGTGTCGGTCCATTATCTCGACGGCGCTGGCCAGCCTGTGCTGGTAGATCCCGACACCTATGAGCTTTTCGGCCGTGATCTCGGCTGCGCGTGGGGCGAGTCCTGGCCGACGCCCGGCGCCTATCGTGGCCATGCCGAGACCGTGCGCATCCGCTACCGCGCCGGCTATGCGGTCGACCCCAGCTCTGATCCAGTCGAGCCAAACGTGCCCGAGCCGGTCAAGCAGGCGATCCTGCTGATGGTGGGGGACATGTATCGCTTCACCGAGACGGCTAGCGACATGAACATTGCGCCGACCTCCATCCCGATGTCGACCACCGTGGAAAACCTGCTGTCCCCGTTCCGGGTCTATGCCTGATGGGCCGCCGCAGCGCTGGCGAGTTTGACCGCCGCATTTCCATTTGGAACGCCGGGCTGATCGATGACGGCACCGCGACGGTGCAAGGGCCGCTTGCTGAGGTCGGCAAGCGCTGGGCCAAGAAGGTCGACATCAAGGACGGCGAACGGTTGCGCGCGGGTGAGAATGCGCAGGAACTGACGACCCGCTTCACGGTCCGATCCGATGCCCTGACCCGCACCATCATCGGCGGTTTCGTCATCAAGCATAAGGGCGTCACCTACGCGGTGACAGGCACCAAGGAAGGCCGCGAGCGCGAGGATGTGATCGAGATCACGACCGCCGCCCGGCCGGATGCCCTCTCATGAAAATGAAGATCAGGATTGAGGGCACCGATGAAATTGCCCGAAATCTGAGGGCGATGGGCAAAGCGCTGCGCCGGGACACGCTTGTACCGATCATGGAGCGCCGGCTGGAGCCGATGGCTGAGGATATGCGCGCCAATGCGCCGAGGCGTTCCGGGGAACTGGCAGACAGCATCACGGTAGGCACTGAACTTTCGCCGGCCCAGGCCGCCATCAATGATCCGATCGCAGAGATTGAGGTTTACGCCGGCCCCGGCCCGTTGCCGCAGGCCATTCAGGAAGAGTTCGGCAACATTCATCAAAGCCCGCGACCGTATATTCGACCGGCCTTCGATGCTCGTGTGGACGCGGCGCTGAAGGGGATTGCGCACGATGGAATCGACGCGGCGCTAGAGGCGGGTAAGGCGAGATGAGCATGGACGAGGCGCTGCGCGACCTGATCCTCACCTATCCGCCCGTCGCCGACGTCGTGGAGCGCAGGGTCGATTGGGGTGTGCGATCGCAGGGAGAGCGCCTGACTGCGATCACGCTCTGGCGGATCAGCAGCATTCCTCAAATGAACCTTGCTGGAGCGAGCCGGTGGACCCGGGACCGTATCCAGATCGACTGCTGGGGCCGGACATACAAGGCCGCAAAGGATTTGGCGATGAGCCTGGCCGGCGAAGACGGGCTGCTCGTTGGCTACCGCGGCGAACATCTCGAAACGCGGTTGCGCATCTTCGCCGTGGGGATGCGGTCAGATCATGACGAAGACACGGTCGGTATCATCCACCGCACCAGCATCGACGTGATGGTCTGGCACACCTCTCTGTAAGCGGAGACCTCCTCATGTGGATCAAGATCATAGCGGCCTTCATCGACAAGGAGGCTGCCGATCCGGCCGACGCCAATGTGCCGGCCGGCAAGAAACTGAACGTGACCGCAGATCGCGGGCAGCATCTCATCGACCTTGGCTTGGCCGAATTGGCCGATGCCGAGGAGACGAGTGATC